TTTGGTAAGGGTGGACAATTATTAACACCAATGATTAAAGATATTCAACAAAAATATAGTAAGTTAGTTGGAGTTAATCCTAATCAAGCAGAATGGGCTATGAAAAATGAAGTAAGATTAATCTTTGATGCAATTGATGGTTACTTTGGAAAATATGGATTAAAAAATAGTTGGGTATTTCCTAATGTAATGGGAATATTAACAACACTAAGTAACTTACAAATGTTAGGTAGAGTTACTATTACATCTTTAGGTGATATAGCACAAATATTTCAGAACTCAATTAATTGGACTTCAGCTATTAAAGGTATAGGACAAACTAATTTATTTAAAGCAAGTTGGGAAAAAAGTTTAGCAAGAAATTTAAATTATGATATTGCTAAATATGCAAGAGCAGCTTTACAAAAAGGTGCAGGTCGAGAAGCTGATGAAATAATTTTAAATACTGCATGGATGGGTAAGTATGGTGTAAAGGGAAAAGACTTTGCAACAACTCAATTCTATAACAACATGGCTTTTAAAGGATTAGGATTAGAATGGTTAACTGGCTATGCTAGAAGACTTGCTTATAATACAGGTGTTGCTGATGTAATGGGTTTATCAAGACAACTTTATAAAGTTTCTAATGGTGGTAAAAATTTTAATACTAAAGAAGCACAACAACTTCTTGTACATTTACAAAAATATGGTATTAATAAAAACCATGCTATGAATATTGGAAGATTTAAAAATTGGCAAAGTGCTTCTAAAGATAAGAATGCATTTAGATTTTTAAATAAAGCAGGATGGGAAGCAGCTAATAGAGATGCGTTAATTCCTCAAGTACATAATAGATTATTATTTACACAAAGTAAAAATCCATTAGTAAGAGGACTAGGACAATTTTTATCTTGGGTTCAAGCTAAGTCTGCATCTACAAATCAAATATTAAAAAGAATAGAAAATGGGGAAGCACGAACCCTTGTTAAAACTCTTGCTGTTATTCCTGTTTATGCAGGTATTCAACAATTTAGAGAATATGCAAAACATGGTGATGTTATTACTGATTATCATTATAATACTGGAGAACTTGCAGCAAAATCATGGCAACTATCTGGTATGCCGGGATGGATAAGTGATTTATTTTATAATAGATTTGCAGGTCCGGGTTCTAAAGGTAAAGATTTTTATGCGTTTGCTCCTATGTTTCAAATGGGTCAGTCTGTATTTGATGCTCTAAGATTTGCTGCATTAGGAAAATGGGATGAAGCAGGAGAAGTTGTAGATAAAAAAATTGCACCATTTCCAGAGTGGAGAGAATGGGTTAGACAATTATGGTTTCCTAAAACTAGTAGTGTTAAACCATCTAATACAATTCCTAAATTTACTTTTGCTGATGGTGGTTTTGTTTCAAGAAAAAAATATAATACTGGACAATATGTGACAGTAGGTAATACTGCATTAGTTAATGAATTAAAAAAAGATATAGAATTTAATAGAAAACTTTTTAGTACAGGTGGATTTGGTGATGCCTTTGCTGAAGCAAGAGCAAACAAACTAGGTACATTTGAATGGCAAGGTAATTTATATAATACAAGAAGAGCAGATGAAACAGATGAAGAGTATCAAGCTTTCTTAGGTAATGAAGAACCTCCAGTTAAAGTTGAAGTAAAACAAAAGCCCGAAAAGAAATACATGTCTCAAGAAGGGGAAGATGTTATCAATAAAATAGTAGAAGATTTAAAAACAGAAGAGTTAAAAGAAAATCCAAATAAAATATTTATATCTGAATTACCTCCTCTTAAATTAGAAGAAGAAAAAATTATTGTTCCTAAAAAGAAACCCGACATACCCGAGGAAAAAGTCGTAGCAGAAAAGGAAGATATTATTATTCCTAAAAAGAAACCTGTTGATGAATTGTATGCATGGAAAGAAATAGAAGAGATGAGTGGTGCAAAAAAATTAGCTATTATGACTAGTACTACAGCAGGTAAGTTTGCATTAAAAGATATTGTTTATAATAATACTCCAAAAATATTTAGAGATGATAAACCTTTTACTAATAAAGATTTTAAACCAGAAGAAATAGAAGTACTTAAAAAATTAGTAATTAACTCTATGGTTAATGGACATAACAATGTTAGTGTTGAAAGAGGAGATTATAAAGTTGGTGTAGAAAATTGGACATATGGTAAAGGTGATAATAGAATAAATGAAGAAAGAAATTTAGCTTCTATGGTTTATCAACATACTGGCTCTAATAGATATACATATGAAATGCTTAGAACTTTAGGTGGTTTTACTTTTACTACTAATGATAAAGGTGAAACTATTATAACTGATACATATGATTTCAATGATGCAGATGGTATGTTTTCAAAAGGTAACTGGAAAAAAGTTTGGAAGTATGCAGATAGTGGAGATAAGTATGGATTAGTAAGAGCAGGTATGTCTATCTTTGGTAGTAGTGAAGGTGAAGGTAGAGGTATTGTAATTAATCTAGGTGTTATAAGTGATAAGAAAACATTTATGAGACATGGAGGTATTATAAAAATGGCTAAAGGTGATACTCCTAGTGTAGCATGGATGAGAAATTATTATTTTGATGGTAAAGGCGGATACGATACTTGGATGAGTTTTGATGAATTTATTGCAGGTCCGGGAAAACAACTTTATTTAGATAGTAGAAAGAAAAGTAAAGGCGGAGTAATCAGACAAAAATTTTGGCGAGGTGGTAATCCACATGCAGGTGGTTATAAATCTAGTTCACCAAGTAGTGTTGGTGGTGGTAGTTGGAGTAGAAGTTATAATCCGGGTGCAGGAGGAGTAGTTACACATTCTAAAATAGGGGGCGGCAATGGGGGAAGTAGTAGCAATAATAATAATAACAATAATAATACTAATAAAAATAGTAAGAGCAATACAAAGACTAAACGAAAAGTAAAAACAGTACAAGATACCAATAGAGATGACAGACGAGAAAGAAAAGTAAAAACTAAAAATGTTATGGAAAAATTTTGGGATACTCTAGGTACTGGAGATAACACAGGATTAAAAGGAAATGAAACTACTGATGTTTATAATGATGATAGTTGGGACACATTAGATTTGGATTCTAATACTGTTAAGTCTGTTAGTCCAAATGAAGTTAATAAAACAAATAAGAATACAACAAGAGTAGATACTAATCTTCCAGTTCCGGGTGATGATATAACAGATTTAAAAAATAAATTTCGTAGTATTGTAAATGAAAAAGAAGTACAAGTTAAAGGAGAGCATGAAATAACAGGATTACTTTCTCCAAAGGATTCATTTTCAATAGGAACAACTGGATATGTAGGGCTTGACCAAACAGGTACTAATAGTTTTACTGATTTTAATACTGAAAAAGGTGCAAGATTAAATGTAGATTATGCTAATGATAGTCTATTTACTAGTGGTAATTTTGATACTAAAACAAATGTAGGTACTTTTGAAGTACAAAAAGAATTAGATAGTGGATGGAAGATACAAGGTTCTGCAGATACAGAAGGTAATAAGTATATTGGACTGAAGTTAAACTTCAAAAAGGGCGGATTACTTGACAAAAATAGGGGTTGACAAAATCTCTACCAAGGTGTATAATATAGTAGTATGGGATAGCTATAGGTAGTATCCTGTATTAATAACAACTCGCTTAAACGAAAGGAGCAATTATGATAAACCTACCTACTAGGGTCTTTGACCCATTCAAAAACTTGACAGTTGGATTTGATGATATATTCGACCAACTCTCGTCAATGTCTAAGTATGTTAATGACATACCAAACTATCCACCTTATAACATAAAGAAGGTTGGGAAAGATAAGTACCAACTTGATATGGCTTTGGCAGGATTTAGTAAAGATGATGTTAAGGTTGAAGTGAATGACAACACTTTAACAGTATCTGCTAGTTCGTCTGACAAAGAAGATGATAGTTATGTTCATAAAGGAATTGCAAAGAGAGCATTCAAAAGACAATGGACATTGGTTGAACATCTTGAAGTACAAGATGCAAAACTAAAGGATGGAGTTCTGACAGTAGATATGAAATTAAATCTACCAGATGAAAAGAAACCTAGAACAATTAAAATAAAATAGTAACAGGTAGGGGGTGTCAAAGCCCCCTATTAAAAATGAAAATTTTATTAATATTAATATTAACAATAACAATAACAGGAGAAACAATGTCACATGTAAAAGGACACAATGATTTTATTGGACCTAAAAATAATAAGGTCAAGAAAATAAAAACATTAAAGATTGATACAACTGAACCTGTTTATACTGAAAAAGTAAATAAAAGAATTCAAATTGGTGGTGTAGAAGTTGGTGGAATTTATGGAAAGAAACCAGACTTTTCTAGTATCAGAAAATTATTTAAGAAAAACTAAAAGAAAGGAAAATAATATGACATTCCCAGATATAATGGATAAGGTAAAAGGATACTGGAGTCCAGTTAAAAGTAAATGGAGTATGCTTTCTAAGAAAGGAAAGATGATTGTTTCTTTTGTTGGTGCTGTAGTAATATTGTCTATAATTAATTGGATATTCTAATATGGCTTGGTTTAGTTTAGCAAAGGTTGCACTTCAAGCAGGTACGCACATCTTTAAGAAGAGACAAGAAACAAAGATGATGATGGCAGATGCACAACATCACCATGCGGCAAAGATGGCTAGAGGTGAGACAGAGTATCAAGGAAAATTATTAGAAGCAAGACAAGCGGACTGGAAAGACGAGTTCGTGTTGGTCGTGTTGACCCTCCCGATTTTAGTCATTGCCTATGGAGTCTTCAGCGAAGACCCAACTGCGTCTGCAAAGATAAAAGAATTCTTCGAACAGTTTCAACAGCTTCCGAGTTGGTTCACAAATTTGTGGATTCTTGTCGTGGCGAGTATCTATGGTATAAAAGGTACACAGATATTTAGAAATGGAAAAAAATAATGTATAAAATAATATTAATATTAATGTTATTGTTTGGATTAAATGCTTGTGCAGTAGGTCCGAAGTGTACATATACTCAAGAAGGAACAAAAATTTCTTCTTGGTTTTGGTTCACTAAAGAAGTTCCTGCAGATTTAAGCAAAGAAAATTGTAACTAAATAATATTCTTACAATACTTTTCTAACCATTCATGTATTGGTTGTACTCTTCTAGTGACTTCATTAACAAGACTAGTATAAAACATTCTCTCTTCTCTACTCCTAGAGAAAGCTTTCTTCATAAGTTTTTCATCTTTAACAGGTAACGAGGTAACTTCAGTTAGAAGTTTTCCATTGTTATCTAGTATTACTTTATACGCAAAGATTGTAGCTTCCCTCTTTCCAGATGCCATATTTTTTTCCTCTGTGATTTAATTATAAGAAGCAACACTACTACGAATATAGGATATCCAATAACAAAAATAATTATATTTATTAATTCATAACTCATTCCAATAGATTCTGCTAACCATTCAAGTATATCTACACACTTGTAGAAAACTTTATCAATAAAATTATTCAGTATCGTCAAAGACATTAGACCAATTTCCTTTCACACTTGCTTTAGTATATGCTGAAGCCCTGCCTTCAAAAAAGTTTTGGTGTTCAACTCCAATAACTTCATCCCACCAAGTAAGAGGATTATCACTCACTCCATAATTAGGTTTCAATCCTAGTTGTAACAATCTTCTATCAGCAATATATCTATTATATTGTTTCATTTCTTCCAAGGTTAATCCTTGAACATCCCCCATTTCAAATACTAATTCGATAAACTTATCTTCATGGGATACCATTTCCCTGCAAATATCATATAGTTCTTTTTTAAATTCATCTGTCCATATACTTAAGTTCTCTTTAATAAGAGTTCTAAATACTTTAGTCATACCTTCAACATGAAGTGACTCATCACGAATACTATAATCAACAATTTTACACATACCTTTCATCTTATTAAATCTTTGGAAGTTAATAAGAATAGCAAAGCTAGAAAATAATTGTAGTCCTTCTGTAAATCCAGAATAAACTGCAAGAGCTTTAGCTACATCCTTTAAATCTTTTTTTGTTTTAACTTCCCCAGTTTTAAACTTATGTATGTAATCATGTTTAGCTGACATCTCTTCATACTTTGCGAATGCTTTGTATTCAGACTCGGGCATACCTACTGTATCAAGTAATAAAGAATAAGCATGTTGATGAACAGATTCAATATTAGCAAATGAACCCATCATCATTCTTAATTCTGGTTTCTTAAATAGTGGTATATACTTTTCATAATAACCTGCACCAACATCAACATCTGATTGTGTGAACAATCTAAATATTTGTGTTAATAAATTTTTTTCTGATGGTGATAATTTTAAATTCCAATCCTTTACATCTTCATGCATAGGAACATCTTCGGGTAACCAATGCAATTGATTTTGTATAGTATAATAATCAAATGCCCAAGGGTACTCGAATGGTTTATAATAAGTTCTCTCATCAAATATTGGACTTAAGCTTCGCATGATAAACATTCCTCCTCATCTTGTTCTAGTCTTACTCGTTTAACTTTCATGTTAATATTTTCTGCACTTTTTCCTTCACGACTTCTTAAATAATATAAACTCTTTAATCCTTTCTTCCATGCTTGGAAGTGAACCTTATTAGTATATCTTAAAAAGTTATCGTGTTCTTCTTGTTTCTCCTGTATTCGTGGAGCAACAAAAAATAAATTAACTGACTGGGCTTGACAAATAAACTCTTGTCTTTTAGATGCATGTTCTATAATCCAGTTCTGGTCTATCTCGTCAGCAGTTTTAAATACATCCCTTTCTAAATCAGAAAGAAATTCAAGATGTTTAACTGAACCATTGTGTTCACTAATACTTTGCCAAACTTTATCCTTATAAGATTGGTAGTCACTATCATATTCTTTCTGTAAGTCTTCAGAGTTTTCCCATTTTTGTTTTAATAAAAGATGTAGTTGTCTATTCCTTACTTGGAAAGAACCATTTAAAGTTTTATGTATAAATACATTTGCTCTTATTGGTTCAATAGATGGACTAGTACCACCACAAATAATACTTGATGTAGCATTAGGAGCAATAGCAAGTAAGTGTGCGTTACGCATTCCAGTACCTTCCATGTCTGGTGCTTCACCTCTTTCTTCTGCTAACTCTATAGAAGTTTTTGTAGCTAACTCTTTTATTTGTTTAAACATTTTTAAGTTTTGACCTGTTGCTATTGGACTATCAAAAGGAACATTTAATTTTTGTAGATAAGTATGAAAACCCATAGCACCAAGACCTAAACTTCTTTCTCTATAAGCACTATAACCTGCCTTTGTAAATCCTTCCATACCTTCTTTAACTTCCATGTTTAAAACTTTTCCTTCAAAGTTATATGAAAAATTATAAGTCGATTGAATAAAATGTTCAAGTACATTGTCTAACATCCTTATCATATCTGGAATAAAAGTTGGAGAGGTTGACCACTCATCATACTTTGCTAGATTAACACTTGATAAACAACAGACTGCTGTCCTGTCCTCATCTGTTGGTAAAGTAATTTCACTACAAAGATTAGATTGTTTAATACTTAATCCTAATTTCTTTTGTGTCTCTGGTAAATGTTTATTAGAAGTATCAACAAAGTGTAAGTAAGGTTCACCTGTTTCATGTCTTGTTTCTAATATTAATCTCCATAATTCTCTAGCATTAATAGACTTCTTAATCTTTTTTGAATGAGGGTCTATTAATTTCCATTCAATATTTTTTGAAACTGCATTCATAAAATCATCAGTAATATTAATACCATGATGAAGGTTAAGACATTTTCTATTTGCATCACCACCAGAAGACTTACGCATAAATAAAAACTCTTCTATTTCTGGATGAGATACATCCATATAACAAGCATAACTTCCTCTTCGTGTTGTACCTTGGTTGAATGCTAACATCTGACTATCAACAACTCTCATAAAAGGAATTGAACCTGTTGATTTAGAACCATGAGAAGTAGAAGTACCATCACTTCGAACATCACCCCAGTATCCACCGATACCACCACCATTACTAGCTAACCAAATGTTTTCATCATAGTGAGAAGACAAACCTCCTCTACTATCTGGAACATAGTTTAGGAAACAAGAAATAGGTAATCCTTTTTTTGTACCTGCATTAGATAATATTGGAGAAGAAAAACCAAACCATAAATTACTAGCATAATCATAAATTCTTTGTGCCATTTCCCAATCTGTTTTACCATGATAAGTTGAAACATATTTAGAAGCCCGAGCAAAAGCATGTTGCGGTGATGTTTCGTTCTTATCTAAATACCTATCTTGTACTGTTGCAATACCAAATGGTGTAAGATTATTATCTCTTTCTAAATCTATCTTAACTTTCATTATTTTTTTCCTTCCATTTATTATATCCTTCCGCCCAAGTTTCTTTATTTTTTCTTTCTTTAGTTTGTCTTTTTGATTCTTTATAAGATTCATTTAATTCTTTTTTTTCTTTTTCCGCTTCTTCTAAAAAATCTTTTGGCTTTTCTAATTTACGACACTCACCTGCGATTGCCATATATGCTGACCCATCTATGTAAGTATCTGGTGTTGGGTTTCCAAATTTTGCTCTTGCAATTTTTAATAGTGCCATACATATTGCTACATCATGTGCAGTAATAGGTACACCTAAATAAGCAGACCAAAGTTTGCCTATGTTCTGGTGGTTAATAACTTTATCACCATAATCATTTGCTCTTGGACCAGTTATTAATTCAATAGCTGTCGTTAAATATTCTTTAGTTATATTTTTTATCATCTTTCATCCCTTTCATTATTATTTTTTCGAATTCTCTCATCCCAATATATGTGGAAAGTTTAGGATTGTTCTTTGCAAACCACCATATACCTTGTGCTAGTGTTAATACTTCTCTATCTTCTGATACTAAATTAATTAATTCAATATCAATCTTCTTTGTCTTACCTATACCTGTAGGTGTAAGAACTATATAAGCTTTACCTTGTTCTAACTCTGCCATTATTTCATCCACTCCTTTGGAATTTCTTTATCACAAAATTTAAAATTATTTTTTATACACCAATCTGCATAGGTTGTTTTAGAACCTTTACTAATTTTAACTTTTGAATTTTGAAAACAAAAACGAATGTCATGTTTGGTACTATCCCTTAACCAAATATGTTTCTTTCTGTCTGAAAGTTTGAACCGCCCCTTTAATTCTACATAGATATTAGTATTAGGAAAATACAAGTCGGGAGTATAAGCCCGAAAAATACTCGGTTGTACATATTTTATTCTTTCGTGTTCGTATAAAAACTTTATCTTTTTATTTTTTAATTTTGATACAATTTCTTTTTCAAATTTACTACGATACTTTACCATCTTTTAATGCCACTTGGAATATTATTTGTACCCTTTATTATACCATCAAGTTGCTCAAAAGTCAAGTGTTCATTTTGTTTTAATTTTTTTACTACCCATTTAAAAGACCAAGCAGATAGTCGCACTTGATTTTGAAATACATAATGAGTTTGTTTGGGCATCATATCCATTACATTATGAATAGTTACCTTATCTTTTTCGTGTTCTGGTAGTAAAGATTGTAACCATTCTACAATAACTTCTTTTGCTCTTCGTCTAATTCTTTTCATTTTCTTTGTGTTCATTAAAATGGTCTCCTTACTTTTTCTAAATCACTAATCTGTTTAGATAGTTTTTTATTATCTTCTTTTGTTTCTGTTAATTCAGTTTGTAATTTTCCATTTAATTTTTTATGAGACTCATTAATTAATTCTAAGTCTTGTCTTTTCTTTTTTTCTTCTCTCCACATTTCTAATAATTGTTGATAATCTTTACTCATCTTTTAACCTTTATCAATTTAAAATTTGTTTCTCTATCAAAATATCTATAACTCATTCTTACTGGTTGAAACTTATAAAGATAATCAAATACAATCTTCTCATCCAAATCTTTACAAGAATAAACATCAAGTTGAACTAACGCAGGGTCATTCTCATCCCATGAATGCAACGCAATGTGTGAAGTCTCAATAATTGTAACACAAGTTAATCCTCTATTACCTTTAACATCACAATACTTTGCATATGGACCTGCAAGTATTTTCATATCTATATCTTTTATTAATTTCTTTGTCCATGTTTTAATTTCTTTTATATCTTTAGGTGGTTCTAATATTTCTGCTCTTACTAACAAGTGCTTATGTTTTAACATAAAATTATTTTTCTATTATACTAACCTCTTCAACTTTAGGTGTCTTCTCAACTTTAGTAAAGTAAATATTACCACTCGCATATTTAAATGCTCGTAATCCTTTACCATCATTAGCATCTTTATGACACTCTACTTTATGAGAACAGAACACACATCCTGCAGGAAGTTTCATATTACCTGCTTTCTCATGTGGTACTGGTTCATAACATCTAGGTGGTAACTCTGGTGAATCTAATTTTGTTTTAACATTTTGAATTAAAGATTTAATATTAGGTTTCATTAAATCATCTGGTTTAAACAAAGCAAGTTGTCCAGTAGATTTATTGACTGCAAGAAACCCACCTCGTTTTGTTTTCTCATGTTCTTCATACCCAGTTAATTGAGCAATATATCCGAATGGGTCATCCTCATTTAAAGTACCTTGTTCAAATTTCTTAAATGAATATGATGAAGCAGTCTTAACATCTACAACCTCACCATCAATCTTACTATCCATATGTCCTACAATACCATCAACATTAACTTTCTTTTGTTGGTCTGTAACTTTATGTCCTGCTAATTCAGTAAGAAATAAAATAAGATGTTCAAGTATATGTCCATACAAAAACTTTAATTGTAAAGAAGGATTTGATTTTTCTTTCTTTACTGGTTTATGTTTGTCATACCATAATTGTCTTAATGGTCTTCCCAGTATAGACATCCTTAATGTACTCTTGTCTTGTTTAACTGGATTACTCCAGTCAATAAGAGCATCTTTAATGTTCTTTAAAAATTTATTTAATTGTTCATCTGAAACATTTAACTTTTTTCCATCACCCAAATTTGTTAGTAACTTATTTATATCGGGTACTAAAGTATCTAATGTTTTAGTGTGTTTCTTTCCAGTTGTTTCCACTTTTATACTCCCCTGTTAATGGACATCTAAGTCCTAGTTTAATCCCTGCTTGTTGTATTGATTGAACTGCTAGTTGTCCTAGTTGTTCTGCTTGATTTTCTTTTACTTGATATTGAAACTCATCATGTACATTTGCTACTGGTACTGCATCAAGATTATGTTTTTCAATTTCATCTTCTAACAATACCAAAGCTTTCTTCATAGCTATTGCCCCTGCTCCTTGGATGAGGGTGTTGACTGCTGAATGCTTTTGTCTGATGATGAGGTTTCTTTGGTCGATTGCTTTGAGATATCCTTTTCTACAAGCGAGGTCCACTCTGTCTCGCAACCTTTTAAGACTTGGTAAAGACTTAAGAAATCTTTCTTTAATCTGTTTTCCATAGCTTTCATTCCTTCCACAGATACTTCCGAGTTTTTTGTTACCTGCTCCATAAATGAACGCATAGATAAATGTTTTTGCAGTATCTCTGCTTTCCAACCCTGCAAGAGTTTGATTTGTAGTGTGTATATCTCCATTAATGACTTCATTAATATACTCCTTATCGTTCATGTAGTGAGATAATATTCTTAACTCCAGTCCACTTGCGTCTATTCCCACTAGTTTATATCCACTAGGGACTGTCCATAATTCCCTGCATTCTTTCCCATATGGAGAGTACACAGCAGGGATTTGAGCCATGTTGGGCGACTGATGACTCATTCTTGAAGTGATTGCTCCATTAGTAATCACTCTTCCATGTACTCTCCTATCCTTATCAACTGCTTCAATCCAAGAATTAATCATTGCAATTCTTTTTTGCAGTAGAAGGAATTCGTTTATTAATTCTGCTTCTGGTATGTTTTTAATTTGTGATAAAACTTTTTCATCTACAATTACATGACCTTTATCTGTTTTCTTTTTAGGTTTCCAACCAAGTTTCATTAGTCGTTCACCTATCTGTTGTCTTGAACCAAGATTAAATTCTTGATACTTAACTTTAATAAATGGTACTCCCTTTACATAACCTCTTGATTTATTATTTGATTTAGGTATAAAGGTTTCTTCAATCTTTAATGGAGGAAATGTTTCTCTTACTTTAGTTTGAACATCATCTATTTTCTTTTGTAGTTTAGCTAGAAGTAAATGTGCTTTCTCTAAATCAAAAAGAAATCCTGTCTGTACTTGTTTCTCTATAATCTCTGCAACTCTATGTTCTAAATCTATTGATTGTTGAGAGAAACCTTTACCCTGTCTTTGTAATAAGTCATAAACTTTTCTAGTTAATTTAACATCACGAATACAATACTCCAACATTTCTAAAGAGAACTCGGAGAAGTCATCAAAGTTTATTTTATTATAACCAAACTTAATTCCATATGCTCTTAATGAATGTCCACCTTCTCGAACTGGTTTGAATAATCTTGATAGTATTAATGTATCAGTAACTTTACCTAGCTTAAATAAATCTACACCAAGAACTTTTTTAATTACTGGAGCATCAAATCCTATGATGTTGTGTCCTATAAATTCTTGATAATTCTTCGCATCATTCTGAAATTTATGTAAATCATTCGGACCATAACATACAAGGTTACCCTTATCACATATAGTAACCAAGCAAAAAATCTTGTTAGGTAATCCATAACCATTAACAATTTCGGTTGTCTCGATATCCAAGAATAGTTTTCTATCGCCCACTCTTTTATTCCTTTCATTTAAAATTTATCTTCTTCTGTTTCATCACCAGTAGGTCTATCAACTTCATTCAATCTACCAGTATCTTTGTCCCAATATAACCAACACGCAGGACCAGTCATACCTACAAATCTATTCTTAAGAACTCTTAGTGATGTAGTATTTCTAATTGCAATGTCATCATTCTGACTATCTCTTTCTAATCCAAGAACCATATCAGATAATTGTGCAATAGAACCCGACCCTCTTAATTGTGATAGTGAAGTGACTGCTCCCTCTTCGTGTCCCTTACCATCTGGTCTTCGTAAGTGTGATACTACAATCAAAGCAATGTCTGTTTCTTGAACAAGTGTTCTAAGTTTAGTCATCACTTCATCAATAGCTTTTCTTTCATCCCCAAATTCTTGAGAAGAAACTATCATACTTATATGGTCTAGTACAATGAACTTACAATCCAAAGCTTTCGCCATATATCTAACTCTTGCAATAATATTATCAACTGAGTTAGAACCAAAGTGATTGTAGAAATAAAATCTACCAGAACCTATTGTCTTATTAAAGTAATTTGTTTTATCTTCTTTAGATAAATTAATGTCTGGTCTTCTTAAAGGTAAGTTAGCTTCAGTCCCCATAATATCTAACGCAGTTATCTTTGGACTTTCTTCTAACATAATCATACCAATATTATTTTCAGTACTTTTAAATATGTGATAGACTAACTCTTTAATGACAGAAGTTTTTCCTAGTCCAGTACCTGCGGTTATCGTAACCAACTCACCGCTACGAATACCATAAGTTAATTCATCTAAACCTTTCCATCCATAATCTATTCTTGATTTAACAACTGGTTCTAATACTTCTGAAAGTAATTGACTACCTTCAATGATACCATCTGGTGCATGTACTGGTGCATTCCACCAAGCTTTAACATACTCCTCATATTTTTTAGAACGCAATAAATCATTTGCGTCTTTATAAATTTCTGGAAGTTTAACTATCTTAACTTTTCCCGGTTGAAATAACTCCGCAACTTTTTTACTTGCTTCTCTTCCAACTTCATCATTATCAAAATTGATTACAATATTTTCAAATTTATCTAACCAAGTATAACTTCTTTTAATATCTTTTAATGCTGAAGCAACTCCATTTTTAATAGAGACACTTGGATATTTTGAACCGAGCATTTGATACACACTCATTGCATCAACTTCACCCTCGGTTATAGTAACATACTTACCACCATTAAATAATTGCTGACCGAACAATCCAGAATTGGATGTCGAACCTATAATTGAAAAGTCTTTTGTCTTAACATATCTAGTTTTTGTTGCTATCATCTGACCTGTCTCATCATAATATGGATAGATATGTTTTTGTATTAAGCCCCCACCATTGTAGGTAACTTTAACTCCATACTTCTTACAAGTCTCACTATTAATTCCTCTATCAGTTATAGAACTAATACTACCTGTATGATAATTAAGGTCTGTTAATTTTTGTTCATTTTGAAAATCTTCTGCTACTTGCATATCGCCCCTTTCATAGTTTATATTTGTCCCTGTATCTTCTGGAAAGAATGTTGCACAAGAAAAGCAATAACTACTTCCATCTTCATTAATACTTCTTGCATCACTACTTCCGCAGTTGGTACAGGGGACATGAGTTTTAATAAACTTTGGTTTATCATCATTCATTCTCGCCCCCTGTTCCATTAGTTATTTAAAATTCCTCGTTGTTACCTTCAGCAACATACCCACCATCTGAGACATCAAAGTCTTCACCATAGGGTACGAGGTCGATTACTTGAACTGCTTGTAAGTCCAAGCTTGTACCAGATTTACCTGCAAATTTCCAGTCAAAAGGTTTGTATAAAACTTTAACCTTCGAACCATTACCTACTAGTACATCAATAGGATTTTTTGCAGAGTCCACTAGTCTCGGCATAGGATTTTTAGTCCCATCTGCTCTAGCGACTTTTCTTTTAAACTTGATAATAGAACCTCTATCATCTTGTTTAACTGACACACCCTTACCCTTAAACTCTTCAGCAGTTTTCTCATCAACTGCTAAATCGATTTGATAAACAGGGTCGAATGTTGTATTAGGTCTAGTAACACTAGCCCAATATGCTTTTCCTTCAACTGTTGGCATATATAACCTCCTATTTTTTATTGAAGTTTGTATTATATCACACTTTCAAACAAAATGCAAGTGTTATTTATAATTTTTTTTTAATTAAACACAATGTCTTAACTCTATTAGATATTA